AATTGACATCAATACCACTAAATCCACGAACGCATCCAATAAAAGAGTTTGTAGTAATTCCAGTATAGGTAATAATCTCATTATCTATCTTTAAAAGTCCATATGAACTAGGAAATCCAAAAGTGCTATTGACTGAAATTTCATTATCAAAAGATAATACATTCGAACTTAACTCACAAGAATTGTAGAACGTCTCTGCGTTAAAGTTCTCAATTCCCTTATATTGATTTAAATTAATTGCAAGGTCATTTAATCCCGTAGTATATTCCTGAGAAGTATAATACTGATTTAAAAATTCTTGAAAAAGTGGGGATTCTTCGTTTAAAAATTCTGGAATTTGAGATTCTATAAGATTCTGAATTTTTACTCTTTTTATTTCTGACATTTTTAACGAATATAATTACCGTTGGAATAGCTTGAAGTTACTGCATAAGAACTAGCAGAAAGATTTTCACCAGAAGATATAGTATCTTCTATCATATTTACGACTGTATTTTGAATATTGAGTTCTAAATATATATCCCTCAAAGCAATGACATCATTTGACTCGGGAACTGCCTCAACTTGTATTTCAGCACCAACTACTGTGCTAGTAATATTTACCGGATTTAATTTTATCTCTCCTGTTTTATAATTAACAATTCCAGCATTATTACTCACAATAAACGGAATTCCAGTATCTAATGTAAAGAAGAATATATTTCCAGTAGTACCATCTATTGGCGAATCACTTAGATATACTGTTGAAGCTACGCCATTAATATTAAATCCAGTTGACTTGATATTGTATCCTCGGTTATCACTTAAATTATTTTTTTGAAGATGAAAGCGATTTCCAAAACATAGTTCATAAGTAGCAAGTTTATTATATGCTGGAGTTATATTTCTTCTTATTTTTACTTTAGTAATGTTTGAAGTAATTGCATCACTTACATTATCAACTAAAGAGCCAAATTTACTATATTTAAATCTTCCACCAAAACTATTTAAATCGGACGATTTAGAATAGCTTGTAATTGCATTTTGAACGTTAGTTTTTAATGCGTTGACATCTGAAGCTTTTGATTTGTTATAATAGACATTCGTATTTAACTCTACATAAAGATACTTTAAATCTACCAATTCTTGCTTAACTCCAGCTACACTGTACTGTTTAAGTTGTTTTAAAATTCTTTCTTTAGTTGCTTGAGATAAGAAAGAGCCATTCTTTGGTTTCACTGATAATAATACTTTTCCATATTGAGGTGGGTCTAACTCTTCTCCTCCATATGCAGTTACAGACTCTACGTTTGAGAATAGATATGGAATTAACCCAGCATAATCACTTGCAGTAACTGCACGATACTGCGATGAATAAACTCTAGGTGCAAGATATTTGATTGCATCAACTGGTTCAATTGAATCTCCATTCTCTGAAGATTGAATTGTAGTTAATAATGAAATTCCCTCAGTGATAGTATTATCGTCATTATCCTTTAAAATTCCTGAGAATGTGAAGTTAGATGCACCATTACCAGAAATTCCATTAGTAATAATATAACTGATTGTAACCGTGCTATTATTCTCTGGCGCCTTTCCTAGAAGGCCATCTCCAAATAAAATTTGATATTTTTCATCCAGTATTTCTTGAACTAAAAATAATTTAGTATTTTTATTAACTTCAAATATATTTTGATATTGTTTATATTCTTCTACGGTAGTTGTAGATACTCTAACTCTGATTGTTGATGTATCTACACCTGGATTTGGAATTAAGAACTTTTGATTTAACTGAGAACTATCAACTACATATGATTTTGTAAAATATGAACCTTCAAAAATCTCTATATTATTAAAATACGCAACTCCATCATCCCCCACTGGAGATATAATATCTTCTGGAATTGAGAATATATAATTTCCACCCTGAACCGAACCTAATGCTACGATGCCCGATTTTAGGGTTATAGTCTTGTTATTGGGCGAGACTACCGAAAAGTTTGCAATTGCCCTTGCTGCCCTTTTTGAGCGGGGCACATAGCCTATATTTCTTGCTAAGGATACTACATTTTCACGAAGAGTTGCACTATCAATAAAACTTTCATTCACCGCCATATTGGTGTTGAATGAAGTGATATATGAGTTATATGCTAAAATATCAATGATGTTAGAAAAGTTAGACCCTTCAAAATCAAAATCAGTAAAATTACTATTCGCTCTCAAATAATCTTTAATTTGAGAGCGAATATCGTTAAAATCTAAATTTGTAAATTGATTAAAGGCCATTATATTCTAGTCGGTTGTAAGATGAACTCTATATTTTGTGGCGGGAGTGGTAATCCAACAATATCATAATTTATGATTACATTCAGTTCATTTGTGTCATCTATAGGAGAAACTGCTATACTTCTAACTTTAATTCTAGGTTCAAAGTTATCTAATAAAGTTGTAATTTGTTCTTCTAATATTGAAGCTACTTCTATTGTATTTAATTCAAAAAGTAGACTATTTGTAGAGGTTCCCAATAATAGATTGAAGAACCTCTCTCCTATCTGAGTCTTCACTAAATTGATTACAGATTTCTTAATGGCATCTTCATTTCTCAGAGCTAGAATATCATTAGTTACAGGATTTCTTGCAAAGGATAAACTAATATCTCTAAAACTCCTTGAGATTTGAGTAGCCATTTAGATGGTATTTGAATCGTATATTATTTATTCATTCCGATAGAAGGTTCTTATTGGACTTTCCATAGATTGGTTCGGTTCCATACTCCCAATCATCATAATCTTCATCATTACGAATTTTCTCGTGTAGTTCAGATTGCTTTGCAAAATTATGCTTAGGTGCAAGGTCATGCATTACTTCTTGAATCACTCGATTTGTAGGAATACTATTGTAATCGGTAACTAATTTCACAGTTCCCCACATTTTTTTCATATATTCGGGGTCTCTGCTCACGGGTAAGTTAGACATTTGATTCTCCTGTTTTAAGGGGTAAAACAGAACTTTTAATAAAGGAGGTTCCTATCTCCTAAATCTATCTAGCTAATTCTCTTAGTGTATAGTTATCAGTATTAAAGTATTTCAATAACTCTAATGCAATAAGTTTTGGATTGCCTTCTCCACAAGTATAAACATCTATTGATGCACACCCATTTTCAGGCCAAGAATGTAAAGAACAATGACTTTCAGACAGTGCAATTACAATTGTAATGCCTTGAGGATTAAAGCAATGACTAAAAGTATTTAAGATAGTCATCTTCGCAAGAGAAATTGCATGAATAATAGCTTCTAAAAGAGGTTTTTCTTCATTTAGAAGATTAAATTCTACGTCGTATACTTCTAAAAGAAGATGAGACCCCATAGAAAACTGTTCCAATTCTGAATACCTCTATAAATTTCTATTAACAGAAAAAAATCTATAGAATTTCTTCTATAGATTTAAATTCTTGTATTTTTGTATATTATTTATCCTTTTCCTTGTCGATGATAAGCTTTTTTAGCCTTATTTCGACTAGTTGCGGAGTATTTTGTGTTTTTTCCATGACCTTGACAGGTGTTTTTTGGCTTACTTTCGATTTGCATCGTTTTTTTATTGATTGCCATTGATTTTTTCTCCTAATTTGGGTTTTTTACGCACATTTATGCTTCTAAAACGCATAAAAATTTTTATAACGTTTTAAAGAGACAAAAAAAATGCTCTGAAAGGTGGATTAATTCCTTTCAGAGCATTCTATCATAACTTTATAATCATGTCAAAGATGATTTTCTCAGATTACCCGAGTTTTTTCATGTCCGACGCGAATTTTAGGATCGCACCAAATTTCAAAACCTGCTGCAATTGCATCTAAACAGAAACTTACGTCTTCTCCACACATATCTTGAACCTCTCCAGACTCAAAAACCTGCATCTTTGGAGCAAACCACGGATATTTTAGTCCAGGATGCTCAAATACTCCATGCTTAATCAAAATCCAACCAAATCCAGTGTAATCTACTGTAAAAGGCTTCCGACGCTTACTCATAGTTTCCAAGGTCTCGTGATTCATTACACCACCATTGCCTCGGAAATCATCTTCATCCAACCAGTGAGCTACTGAAGAAGTGTGTCCATCTTCCGTGCAATACCAACCAGCTGCAATATCTTTATCCATTGCAACTAGACGGTAGAATGACTCGGTATTAAACACAATATCAGAGTCAATCCATAGCTGGTAGTCATAAGGAAGTTTACCATCCCAAGGAATTTGGTCTGGTCCTCTCAGAACATTGGCGCCTAAGCACTTACAACGTGCAAAGTTTACCATTGAACTATAATCCTGAGAAATCTGAATGGCAGCTCCTGCTTGAACTAAGTCAAAACATAGTTGAACAAAGTTCTTCAGATAAACATATGAAACTCCTCTTCCAGGTAGACAAAATACAATTGTCTTTCCTCTAATTAATTCCTTTGCTGCTTGTAGATCAAATTCATCCTCAAGGGGCTTTGGCTCCGCCTGAGCCGCTTTTACTGTAAATCCTTTTGCCATATTGTTTTCAAGTATGTAACGTGATTATTATAGCACTCCTAGTCAATTTTATGAGTACTGTTCATTGGTATTTATAGAGACAATAATATCCTTATCCGACCCTCCGTGTGTCCAAACTAACCCTCGGATAATCTTTAAGTTTTCTTCGATATTTTCAGTGGGTATTTGAGTTAATACTACTCTCCCTTCCACCGAAATATTATACGTATTCATCTTCTACTTTTCTTAAAAGTTCCTGAATATCATCTTTGATACCTTCGCTGAGTATTAATCTCTCATCGTTCTCAATTCTATACTGGAGTGTTTCTAAGAGAATATCTTTCTCATATTCATCAAAATCTATTTTCATTTTTTTACCTATCTCAAGGGGCATTCAAAAATTATATATGATTTGTAAATTCTTAGTATTCAATCATAAGTCCCCAAATTTTTGCATTTTTACCTCTTGCACTAGAAAGACGTTTAGCCATATCACTTATTGTTTGATTTTTTTTTCTTGTTCTATTATAAACCAAATCATAATTCTCTTTTATCCAATTTACTAAATTGTCCCCTTTCCATATTTTTCCAGTTATAGTATCAGTAACTGTATATGATTTATGATTTGGTTCAGATGCATTTTCAAACCTACTAATCCATCTTAAGTTTTTATAATGATTATTCAGTTTATTTCTATCAATATGGTCTATCTCATTATATTCATAGGGATTATCTACAAATACTGAGGCAACCAATTGATGTATTGACCTTCTTATTTGTTTATAATTTCCATCATTATCCCAAATTGAGATATTCACGCATTCGTACTGAAGATGTGGATACTTTGGAAATCCCCTGAATGCAGGTTTAAGGTAAATCAATCCGTTTTCATCAATCTTTCCATAATATCCATTTATATCATTTTTTCCTGGTTTGCGATATGCTCTCCCATCTTCTGTAATATAATATCCAGGATATTCAGTCTCTACCATCCCTTCTGGTATTTTTATCGGAGGATACTCGGGGGATATTTTTTTGCGAGATTTTTTTGAAGGCGGCTTCCAGTCTTTTTTAGGTTTTTTTAAATATTCCCATTTTCCATCTTTTTTGATAAAAAAATTTCCTTGAGAATTTTTTGTGATGGTGCCTTCTGGACAAATCATTTTAACTATTTTAGAGTAATTTTTTACCTGGGGAATTTTTTTTGAAGACGTGTAATATAT